AGAATACTCCTTTAATGTCTTCGCTATTTCTTTAGCTTCTTTATATCCATCACGAAGAGAATTTGACCTATGGCCATCTTTCAAAAACCAATTTATTGTATTTATATCAGACCCTTCAGGCATATTATAACCCTTAGTAACTTCTTCAAAGTCTGATCTTAATTTAATTGCTTGAGTTAACGACAGGTCAGTGGCCGAACATTTTGCGAGTTCTATATTCATCAATTGTTTCCTTTAATAATTTAGTATAGTTATCCCTATGTTCTACAAAAACTAGGGGTTTTTCATGATCGACATCCATAATGACTACAACATTAGGTATCACCATTCCTGTACGCTCTTCCCACATAATTGCATATGCTGCACCTTGTGCAAAGTAGTTGCTTATCTTTTCTTTCTTTTTTATATATTTTGAAGTTTTAAAATCAATTATAGATGGTACACCATTATATTGCGCAATGCAATCGCATCTACCAGCCACGCCTAAGTGATCACTATATAAAGCAACCTCGAGGCCGAATATCGTTCCAATATCGTTATCAAGGATAGGTTTGAGATTTTTAAGGCTTTGCTGTATGTGTGGCAAAAATTCTGATGTGTCTTCATTGTTTAAATACTTTTCTATAATACTATGCACCTTTGTACCACGTCTAGAGGCTTTGCCACTTACCATATCTGCTTGCTCTTCACCTACACGATTTCTCCAAGCGCGTATAGCGTCTTCTGTAAGTATACTTAAAACTGTAGTGACACTAGGATAAGACTTGCCATTAGGAGCATTGTAAGTTCTCCCAGTATCGGTAGTTTCAGCAGTAAGATCTTTATATCCGACATCAATTTTATCATGGCTAAATATTTTGTTTTGGTTTGTCATCTTCATAATTATACTTAAAAATTTCTTTCACTTGTTCTGTAGGTAAACAGAATATGGCTTCAGGTTTATGCTTAAAATTATATGAAGCACTTGCCTGTGTATATATTCTTTGATGCATTACACTAACATATTGGTTACATTCATCTTGTGTATCAAATATTGGTTGTTTAAAAATAAAAAGCGGCCTATCTAAAGCCATTGCATTTGCCATTACGAAAGATACTATAATAAAAAATTGCATATCTTCTCCTAAGTTTTAATTGTATTACCTCTACCAGAATTTGCTTTAATTCTTGCAAGGTTGTCTTTCCATCCTTGATCTGTTTTTGATAGTAAGCTACCTCTACCTGATACAATCTTTGGAAAAGTTAAAACTTTGATGCAATTGTGTTTTTTAAGATAGTCTTGCAACTCATCAGCTTTACATTCAATTTCATATTCATCGCCTTCTTCTAAAGGCTTTACTGTATATCTAGGCAACTTGATATCCTTTCCACCAGTCAGGAGCCGGTCTTCCCCAATCCCACTTCGCAAAAGGTTTCGCTTTATGGTAATAATTTCTGTATGCTTGTACTGCATCACCGGGAACCATACAGTCAGGGTGGTGACTCATGGCTTGTACGAATTCGGTAAGACCGATATCTGGTATATTTATAGGCGGAGCAGCCAATATCGGACCAAGTTTCTTAAAAGTTATATGTTCTTTATTTCTACGAAATTGAAATTCTCTAGCCATTGCAACAAAATGTGCGTAGTGCCAATTGTAGTTTGCCAAACTTTGTGAAGTCCATGTTGTACATGGATGATACTTGTGTACTGCAGCATAATACAAATCGTCTCGTATATCACCAAAGGCATAATATGTTTGCATAGTTTTACCTGATTTTGATCTACGTTTTTCTGGTGTACCGTCAAGCATACGATGCACTGTGCTTAGCATTTGTGCTGATTCGATAATCATTTTAGGAACATGCTTGTCACAAAGCATTTGTGCAGCAACTTGTGGATCTTCATCTAGTATAAAAATATTCATATTTCACCTTTAAATAATATAATTGTATCATAATTAAGACAGTTTGTAAACATTTATTTTTTCAATTGAATTCAAAATTAATCTTCTAGTAAATTTGGAAATGCTTCTTCCACAACTGGTCTAGAAATTCCAGGGATTTTCTTTTTATTAATCATATTAATAACAAGCTTAGCATCTTCTGGATGTACACCTTCTAAAATTCCAATAAAGATCTGTTCTCTTTTATATTTTGGCATACTCTCGCCAGATCCACCTTTGAGAAAATATTTAAAATTTTTATTTTGTTGAGTTAAATTTGCCGGATGCGCATGTGCTGGTGCTGGCGTATACGGTGGTTGTCCTTCAGGTAAACTCCACTGTATTGTGGAATCCATTGTACCTCTTATAATATCTTTTAAAGCCCACGTTTCATTTTCTTTTAAAACACGGACTTTATCATTTTTATTTCTTTGCTTAGCCATTTCTTCTAAGACTTCAAAAACATACTGTTTCATTAAATAAACTCCTGTACACTTTTAATCAATTCATTACAACGCTTTTCTACTAAGTAAGGAAAGACTTTACCTTTCTTACTATATAATGAAGCTGGATCTTGATCCATAAAATTATTTATAATTTGCTTTCTTAAGTCTTCTGGCGTTTCAGTAAGATCAATAAGTTTCTTGTTTCGACAATAGTTACGATACCAAGATGCTGCATATAATAATTCACCTTCTTCAAGATCCTGTATAATATTATCAATTTTCTTTTGAGTAATTGGCTTTTGTCTGAAACCTTCAACAAATACATTATCATCTGATAATATATTTGGTACACCATCACCCTTATCACCTTTAATGATATGTGTTTGTAAATATACTCTTGGATTATCTACTGATAATTCTTTTTTAAGAAGCGGTGAAAACTGTCTGACATTCTTAAATCTTTGTAATTGTAAGAAATCTCTATCAGAAGATACAATCATAATTTTTTCTGGATTGTAATCACCATTACGATCTGGATTCATAGTAACAATTGTGCCAATAACATCATCGGCTTCACAACCATCAATACGAATTACTTTATATGGAAAGTTTTCTGCAATTTCTTCACGTACATCATTAAGTATTCTAAAAGCTTCACCCCAATCAAAAGATGATTCTTTTTGTGTTTTCTTTCTACTTGCTTTGTATTGTGGAAAAGCTGTCCTGCGCCAGTTATTTGACGCATCGACAGCAAGAACTAATTCGCCATACTCTTCTTTGTATCTTGTACGATACATTCTAAGGGAGTTGAGAATCATATGACGAATTAGTTGTTCATCAAACGTTTTATTAATTATTATACTTGCAATTGCAATACCACTGTAATCAACGATAATCATGTATATCTCCTCCAAATATATACATCCCATAATGTAGCTTTATTTATGCCACCTTTAGGATTACCACCATAGACAAAACCATCAATAGGCTTTCGACCTTTTTTCTCTACTCTAAATTTATCTTTAGTGCATGAATTTACATTTCTTACAATGGCCTTTACCATTTCATATTCTTGCATATCATCTGAGTTACATGGATTGAACCTGCCAACCCATGATGAACTACGTCTATTAGCTACCTTTTCAGTATTGATATGATCGTATTTACCTACAAATATACCCATTACTTTTTCTCCTGATCTGGAGTTTCAAGTACGGCTACATACTCTTTTCTTTCTGGCCTTTCAAATCTAGCCATTTCTGCTAAAGCATCTGCTTCTGTGATAAAACCACTGGCTGCAACCAGAGTACCATTTTTGAAAACATTAATAAAATACATATTTAACTCCCTTAATTTTTTATTTTATAGTATTATTATACACTAAAAATAAGGGAATGTACACAGTTTTGTTGTTAACATGTTAACTGTATTTTTTCCATAATTTATGAAGGACATAAAACCAAACACCATTAAACATTGGCTCAACAAGAGCAACAATACCAGCTTCAAACAAGTCTGCACCAGTCATCCAATATACAACGTTCATGGCTATAATAATATGGCCAAATGTGTAAATTAATGCTAATGTCAAACTACTATGTTTTAACATATTTTTAATAACCTCAAATATTCCAGTTTGAAACTCATTTTTCTTTTTTTCTTTATTTCCGTATATCGCATCTTTCCATTCTGGACTCTGTCTTAATTTCCACAGCATCCAGTCATAGTACCTTTCTGGCTCAGGGCCAGGGTCTGGTAATTCAATATGTTGTCCAGTTCCTGTCATGTCTTGTGTATATTTATTCATTTAAAAAATCTTCTGCCATAGGAAATATTTTAGATATTGCTTCAGCGCATGCAATTGCAACTTCACTGCATTCTTTTTGTGTACCATTTGCTGAACGTAATTCAATAAAATGAATCCAACTTCTTATCGTACCATTCATATACAATCTTGATTTTGTTAATCCTTCTGGTAAGACTGCTCTTGCTACTTCTTTTGCAATCCCTTTCTTGATTGCAGCCTTATAAACTTTTTCGCACATCCATATAACTCGCTTTTGTTCTCGTTCCCAGTCAACTTGGAAAGTCCTATCATCAACTTCGACACTATTTTGTCTATTCTTTGTATCTTGCATTCTCGCTTCTCGTGTGACAAATTCTAACTCCTCTACTGGATTTGCATATCTTTGGCTAAACTCTTGAAAACTAAAACTACGGTGTCTTAATATCTGTCTTGCAATATCACGTGTAGTATTAATCTCAATACAAGCACTAACCATTTCAAATGGTGACCAATGTTTATGTTTAGCAAGATACTTTAACAATTTTTCTGATGTTTTACTATTATTTTGATTTCCGGGATTTGAAACTCTAGCACAAAAAGCTACCAAGTCTTGACAGCTTAGTGGTGGTTTTATTCTAGAGTCCCATACTTGAAATTCAGAAGGTTTGCTATAAGATATTAGTCTTGCTATCATAATTTGAAATCCTTAAATCTTTGACCGGTTGGTGTCTTATCGAACACCGGTGTGTCATCTGTTAATGTTTGTTGATTTTCTTCTACATCGTATAATCTCATCTTACTACGATCAACACCTACCACAAATCTTTTATGAAGCGTTGGATCATTGTAACGATTCTTTAATTGTTTGACCATAAACTGACCTTGCTTTTCAAGTTCTTCAGTTGATATAAGAGCAAACATTAAGTCTGCGGTAGCGGGTAATCCAAAAGATTCACTTGTATCTTCAAGCCCAACATCC